TACTCCATCACTAACTAATATTAGTGGTATTTCTGACTGGAATAATGCTATCACTAAACCAATATACAATGCATCATATTGGAATAATGCGAGCGGGTCAGGTGGTTATTGGTTTATGTCTGAGTCCACAGGCGTTCTAAGTAAAATATCTTTTACCTCGGTATCCAATAATGGACTTGCAGTTAGTGGTAATAGTTTTGCTTCCTTTACATTATCTACGATCCCTATTCTGCCCAATCTTTATGACAACCAATTTGGAGATATCTCCATTTCTGGCAGCCTAACAAAAGGACATCTCTATGCAACAACTAAGTTTGGATATTTATATTGTTTTGATTTGACTCCAACCATGTCAGGACAAAATCCAGTATATATTACAGGAGCTAAGATTACTGGTGATGCTGCTGGCAGAACACTACAAACAACCTTTGATCATAATAATAGTATACTTTATGCTCATAGTTATGATAGTCAAACTTGGTACAGTATTAATACAGAATTTAATTCTAATTTTGGTCAAACAACTCTTATAAAAGACATATATAATAATAACGTACTTTTACCACAACTTACTGATATGTGTGGTGGAACAAGTTATGCTATTGGCTCTGTGGCTACTGGATATAGGGCTGCGTCTTATCAGATTACAAATCAAGATTATGTAAACTTTTTGAATACAGTTGATCCTTCAGGAAATCAGGTTCAATTAAACTCTTATAATAATGGATATAATCAGAATTCTGCATCTTCTACTGGAGTACTTTATACATACTTAATGTCCTCAGATAGAGGTGGTATTTCATATGTTCCAAATAATAATCCTGGTGAAAAATATGTAGTTAATAGATATATGCATAATAAACCAGCAATATTTATTACGTGGCCGATGGCAGCGAGATATTGCAATTGGTTACACAATAAAGTTTCTGATAGTAATTCTTTAATTACAAATATTGGTGCTTATAATTTTACAGCACCATCATATGACGGAGGAATATCATCTAATAGTGGACTCATAAGATCAGTTGATGCAAAATACTTTTTACCAAATATTCATGAATGGTATAAAAGTGCTTACTTTAGTTTAAATAAATTTCCAGCAGGACCAGTATATAGTGGATATTTTCAATATTCAACACAATCTGATGTACAGCCATCTTGCGTTGATTATGATCAATATGGAGAAGGTCCAAAACTTATTAATCAGATAAAACAAATTATTTTTAATGATTTAAAAATTGGAGATTCATATACTGTTAATTTATCTTTGACTAAGCCAGATAAGTATGATGCCTTTTTACCAATTAGTACTATTAATTTTGTAGCATCTGATGTATCAGAAACGATACTAGTTCCAATTACAAGATATTCTAATGTCTTAGCTGTAGTATTAACCTCACAATTAGTGCAAGACAACGGATCTTTAACTGTTGAAGAAAAAACCCATTTAGTAACTTGTCAACAGCCCAATAATACATGCTTTACCAGATTGCCAAGAACACCACTTCCTACAAGGACAGTTACAAAAACATTAACCGTTACTCCGACTCGCACCGTTACTGTTAGCAGAACTCCACCAACAACCAATTCTCCGACTCCAACCAGAACCATTACTGCAACTATTACTCCTACTATTAGTGTTACTCCAACAATAACCCCGACTATTACAGTAACACCTAGTGGACCACCGAATTCTATTTATGCTTGTAATTTTGTAGATGCTTCTAATAATTTTAATACATTGTCAGGAGAATATATAAGATCAGGTAATATATATTATAAATCCGGAGACAATTTAAGTTATAAATTATTTTATAATGGGGCATCCTCTAGGTGGGAGTTAACAAATAATGCTGGATCATCAGTATTTTATCATGCTACAACAATATTTGGTTCTTGGAGATCAGGAGCAGCACTAACTCAATATGCTATAAATTCTCTAGGCTTTTGGGAGATTAGAACGTCGCAATGCGAAAATCGTGACTCTTTCCTATAATAAATAAATGATGAATAAGGATTTAAATATAACACAAGGAGATCATTGGTGAGTACGCCGACCCCAACTAATACAGTTACTCCCACAGTTAGTCCTACAAGATACCTTCTGCCTATTGGGCAGATGATATATGATGGCAATATTTATAATAATAATAATATTTCAATATATTATAAGGGATATAATTTTACAGGAAAGTTATTATCAAAAAATACAACGCTATATGAGCCACCAAATTCTACGGCCATACCGAGATTAACTCGTAGTCCTACTCCAAGTCAAACCAAAACACCAACACTTACTCCTACCGTAACAAAAACCCCGACTCCTACAGTCACCAAAACCAAAACACCAACGGTCACAGCGACACCTACAAAAACCACAACAGCAACACGAACATCTACTCCAACACCAAGTATTACAAAAACAATAACCCCCACCAATACTGTTACAAAGACCCCTACTCGCACAGCCACCGTTACAAAAACAAGCACCATTACCCCAACACAAACTAGTAGTCAAACACCAACTAATACTATTACGCCAACTCTAACACCGACCAATACTACTAGTCCAACTTTAACTCCAACTTTAACCATAACGAATACTATTACTCCAACTAATAATAATACTAGCAGTAAAGCTGTGGTAATATCACTAGGTGATTCAGCAACAGCCAGTACAAATAATGGAGAATCATGGTCTGATTATACTATGGCTGATAATTTAAATTGGACCAGTATGGTATATGGATCTAATCAATATATAGCATGTGCTTATAATAGTAATAAATTAAATAAATCAATTTATGGAACATCATGGACAGCATCTTATATATCTGTCGATGGGACAAATTCTACTGGGCAGCTATTAAGTAATTTTAATAATTTATGTACTAAGATACTATTTGGTAATAATAAATATATAATATTATCATCATCATCTTCTGTTGGAGCAATATCGTCTAATGGAGTAAATTGGTCTGAAATTACTTTGCCAACGGTAGCAGATTGGACGAGCGGAGCTTATGGTAATGGGGTATACGTTATATTAGCAGCGCAGTCTGATATTTTTGCTACTAGCTCTGATGGAATTAATTGGACACAGGGTTCTTTTGTCACTAGTGAAAATTGGCAGAGCGTATCATTTGTAAATAATAAGTTTATTGCAGTAGCTTCGGACTCAACATTTGTAACAACATCTTCTGATGGAATTAATTGGAATAGAAGTAGTGTTTTACCGAATTCAAGATTGTGGAAAAAAGCAGTTTATGGAAATAGTAATATTGTCATATTTAGCAATAGCGGGTATGTTGCTGTTTCCACAAATAATGGGGTATCTTATACTGAATATTCAGTATATGGAAATAATTGGAATGATTTAATTTATAAAAATGGATTCATACTGATCGGTGACGAATCATCGGTTGCTCTTACGTCATCAAATGGGACATCTTGGACTCAAAGAACAATATCACCCGAAATATGGGTGTCAGCAGCTTAATAAAGGATCGAAAGGACAAATATGGTTTATTCTTTGGATATATTAAATAGTAAAATTAGTGAAGATAATAATCAGGTATTTATACAAAGTCCAGGTGGACCTTCGCAGAGATCCGTTATTGTTTATTTTAATGGTAGCGGAATACATCAGGCTGCTGGCCCGACTCCTATGGTTGAATTTTCTGCTAATGTTGAAAGAAATGAGATTGGGGAACCATTAGTTATTAACAATAAAATTACAGTTATGGGTAAGGTTGTAAAAAATAGTGGTATTAAAAATGTAATGGATGGTATAAAACAACTTAAAAATATTTTTAAACCAGATTCTTGTGGATTATTTAGAATAACATGTGATGGTAGCGAAATATATAGTGCTAGTGGAGTAAGATTCGTTAGTTTAGATTTTAATAGAACTAATGATAATTGGGTTAATACAGCAGATTATACCGCAACACTAGAATATCTTGAGCCAGGATATAGTGGATGGTATGTAAAGTCATATAGTGATTCGTGGAATATCGAGCCATTAGAAGACTATGTTTATGCTGATGATAAAGTAAATATAACTCATAAAGTAGAATATGACAATCCGAAAATTCTACCAGGCCTTGGAGGAGGAAATTCTGCACAACCAAAAGGAGCAACTCCAACAGCGACTTATGATATATATTATCGCAATATACCACAATTTAAAATTTCTCGCACAATAAGTGCTGTGGGTATTCCGTCAGGAACAGGAGCGTGCAATTCTCCTACATCGATTATACCTTTTGATAAATATCCTGCTTTAGCAGTTTCCGCTTTTCATGAGGCAAAAAAATGGGTAGAAGCAAGATCAAGTTCAGTATTTTCTAATCCTAGTCCCCTATGGACTCCTATGGGAGCTGGTAAAGGTTATCTATATAATCATTTGAGAACAGTAAATTTTGATGTTCATTCTGCAAAATACGAATTAACAGATACTTGGTTGGGTATGCCAACAGGAATATCATTCGTTGAAGATTATACTATAGAAACTACAACTGATGATAAATATATTCATACTGTTAGTGTACAAGGAGAAATTAGAGGATTAAATATTGCTAATTCTAATATAACAGGATATCCTTATGTTAGCGGTAGTGGCAACCCTATTAAATTAGATTTGAGTATAGCATCAGGACTATTAAAAGGTGTCACACTCGGTCCAAGTATAGAATCTGGTCCAAATAACACTACTGCTTCAACTTATACAACGATACAAGCGAGTAAATATCAAAATGCATTGAGCGGATGGATTTATGACGTAAAGCCATACTTGTATCGTAGAGCTTGCATAGGAATGAACTCCATACAGGATAGAACTAAAGGATATGTTGGAACTCCAACCAATCCTCCTCAACCACCAAACAATCCTATTTATTCTAAACATAATGTATTAAATATTATACCAATAGCAACATCAGAAACGCATAATGTTAAAAGAGGATCAATATCTTATAATTATCAATTTCATAATAAATTCACTATTATTAGTGGCGTATTATATGAAAATGTATCAATGGAAGATACTGGTCCAACTGCTATTATTGGAGAAGCCTTCGTATTAGGAAGAGCACTTGGTCCCGTATTACAGTCCTTAAATACCACAACATCTGCTAAAAAAACAATTACAATAGAACTTGGAGTTGTTCCTCCAACTAGTATGAATGGATTTTTTATTACTCATTCGGATTGTCCTTTGTGGACTGGTGGAACAATATATAAAACTGTAACAGGAATGATAGAAGGATTCAAACCATTTGGAGATAGAATAGCTAATCTATTTGGATCTGCTAATACTAGACAAAATACTGCTGGTCAAGTTTATCTTACTCAGGATACTCAAAGTTGGGAACCGAATGGTGGAAGATATGTGAGAACAGTTGGTTGGGTTTATCAGCAATGTACATCAGCCAAATCTTATCTGGATCATTAATATATGCCAACAGTACCATGCTCAGGAACAGACAAACCTATTGCTCAAACACTATTCTTAGGAGCTAGTGTATCAAGTTTTTCTACAAATATGGGTTGGGGAACTCAACCATCTCAATTAACTGTTAATCTTATAGAAGATGAATTGTCATGGCTTTGTGATCCTGATAATGTTGCTAGACAAAACTCTGATGGATCAAACTATATGCAGTTTCCAGGTTCTGACGATACCAGCGTTGGTCATTTTGATGGTTGCGCCGGAATAAGTTGTTTTGTGGACAAATACACAGGATCTAATGCATCAACAACTACTCCGGTAGACAATCGAATATTAAAAGGTAAGGTATATTATCAATTAAGTGATACTGGGTTACAGTCAAGATATTGGAAAAGACCCGACCCAGGATTCATAGGACACAAAACCAGGATCAAGCCCGACGGAACAGTAGACACACCGGGCCCAACAGATGCAGCACACCCCAATTACAGATATGATATTATTGATGTTCCTGTTTATTTTAAAATGGGTAATTTTACATTTGGAGGATTTGTTCAGTCATGGTCCAAAGATACTAGTAGTGGAGGAAGACGATTTACCGTTATAGTTAATGGGCCACAGTCAATACTTAATTCTTGCATGATGATTCTAAATAATTATGGAGGATCAATTTTTGGAAAAAAATCAACGTCATCGACTGCACCATCCTATGGTGCTCCTGGAAATTATTTGTTATCTCAAGGTATAGATTTTACTAAAACTCAACTGCACGAAGGTGCTATGCCAAATGTTTTTAATATTTATGGTTTTTTAGAATCTTTAGGATACAATAGTTATGGAGGAGCTTACAGAAATGAATCTGGAATTAGTGTTAATAGCATATTACAAGCACTAATGGCACTAACTTCAACAACACATAATAGTACTCATAAATTAGACACCGTCGGTACTGGCCGCGAAGCCTATGCTATAAAAAGAGCATTTTCTCCTTTTGGTCGTATCATATCAAAAACCATGCAGCAAGAGTCGCCAATTGCTAGTATTTATAACACAACATCTTGTTATACTTTTGGTATAGTTTATGCTCAAGATTTTCTACATATGGTTAATAATAATGATACTAGATGTCAATTTGTATTAGATTTAAATGATGTTTATTGGGCTGATTCTAATAGAACAATTAAAAGATTTCCAGACAGCTTCAGAATTAATGAACCATCATTAAGTATAACTGAATTTTTAAATATTATAGGAGAACAATCTGGTAATGATTTTAATATAGAAATGGATCCTATAACTTATACTGGTCGGTTATATAATGTTATTAAAGTTAAAACAATATCAAGATTAAAACAGCCTCATCCAGCAGTTATAGAAAATACTATTAAAAGTTTAGAATGTGATGGATATGCTATATCTTCTCATTCTTTTGGAAAAGAAAAAAACGATACTCCTAGTCGATGCTTATTAGTCGGAGGTCAACAACAACGATTATATCAAGTTAAAAGTTATAGATTAGCATACAGTCAAAATAACTTTGTAATGAATCCTCGCACCAAAGAGTTTGTTAATTATTTTAGCTTGCAAAATCCAATAACCGAAACAAATGTAAACGCCGCACCACTTTCTCCTCTTGATCTTCAATATGGACATGGTAAAGTTAGATTTCCAAATTTTACATCAACACGCAACAAGCTATTAAATGATTATATCGGAACTAGTAATCAATTGGCTCAAAGTTTTGTTCAGATTATAAATGATCAGAATGAAATGGTAATAACCAATCCTTTTAATACGGAAGATACTAATTGGAAAACAAATGAATTAAATAGTAGTATTGCTGTTAATAATGGCAATTATCTTAATTCTTTTAAAATTAGCCATTCTATTACTATACCGCCTAACGGCAGATGGATACCATTATTTTTAGACACAATATGTCCGTTCTTTGGTTTTGTTAATGATAATAGAATAGGGGTAAAAATAGGAACTGATAAAGATGCTGTTAATGAACTTAGACAAATAAGACCAGTATGGTTTGATAGTTGGACAGGACAAACGGCTGTGATAGTAAGAACATCAGAATTACCAAAATTAAATCTTCCACTCACAAGACTTTATTTAGAAGCTAGTCCCACGGCTAATGCTGCTGGCAATTATACTTTTAATATGCCTTATACATTTACTCCCACGGCCCCTGCTGCTAATAGTGTTGTTGATAATGCTGGGTTCGTGACCGCATACGATCCTGTTGAATATTTTGTATTAACAGAGAGCGAGATTAGAGCAGCTTTAGCCGGATTTGATAATTTTCTTGTATATTCTTTAGCAAAAACGTACAAACCAGATATTATAGAAATGGTTAGACGAGCATATTATATTAGCACAAGAAATCAACTCCAGATTAATAACCCTAGTCTTGCTCCAGCAGAGGCTAAAAAAATAGCATACGAAGAAACAGATTGGTATTGGAAACTTTTAGGGTCTAATATTGGAGGAGACGATTTGTATCCAACAATATACCATCCTGACAAAACTGATGGTAGTCAATATATTCAAGAAAAAGCACTACAAGATTTAAAACTAATACATCAATTTATTACACAAGTTGCTAAATATTATGGCAAAAAATATATGGTTTATGCTGATTCTGTTGGTGGCTATAAAGATTACGAATCTGCAGGAGTAGCATTTCCAACAAGAACTGGTTATGGATATGTGTTTGCTGGAGGTGGTAGATTAAAATATAACTACGAACCAACTAATGACGGAGCATGGGAAGAATATGGCAATATTATTGACGATGCTTTTACTGTTGGAGGTTTAGAATGGATGACTTTGTCTGATGATCAAGGAAAGATCAAACCCATATTAGGATATAATAATAATTATAACTATGATTATGTTAGACAAGCAAAGTGTTTGGCCGCTAATGCCGATACTACAAACGAACTGAAGACCGTAGAAGCTAATCCTTATTTTAGCTATAATAACTGGCTAACATTATTTGAAGCAAAAAATACAAATTGTACAGATAAGTATACATTTCCATCTATAGATTATTCTTCTTTAAATTCAGAAGATTATGTTGTGATAGATCAAAAATACCAAGCATCTCCTGCTACTGTTTTGGCAAAAATGTTTGGAGATAGTCCCACCATGTCTACCAGACTTGGTTTGAGTCTTAATGTTTCATCTTATGATGCTTGGAATAAAGTAATCAACGAGACTGGCGTGATTTTACCCAGATCAAAATTATTTCTTTCCACCACCGTTGATGAAAATTTTGCATTTTTAAATCCACAAAATATAGTGGGACAAAATTGGGTTCCACGAGATCCTAGAATATTAATTGATTCTCCTGGTGTTAACATTAATATGACTAGTGAAGAAAATGCCAAAGATCCAAATAGAACAGTTATAGCAAATGTTGCCGCAGAGGATCTGATGATCTATATGAAAAGTACCCAAAAGGCAAGTTGGGACTGGGGTTGGATCGGATTTATGTATAACTATATTAGTCCTGCTGTTATATCTGATACTGCAAATCCTTATTTTTTGGGATTATATACAGTATCTTCTAATCATACTGCTAATAATGTTGAGCTTGCTCCCAAAGCGGCCCATCCGTTTTTTGCTGGCATACCAATTAAATCAAATCAATTCACATACGGGCCTTGGACAAATTATCCACTCAATAAGTGTATTCCTGGCACAACCGGACTATTTCCAACAGGCTTTATAATAAATCAAACTACTGCTGATGGAACATTAGTTAGTTGTGCCAGAACGAATACAACAGCAATTTCTTTGGATAAAGCTAAACAGGCTTTGAACAATCTGATCACGTCTGTTGATATCGATTTTAATGAAGAATTTGTTCCGTGGAATTATGGCGGAATGCATTATATGGATATTGCAGCATTTAATGAGATAGAAGGACGAGCCAATTATCAATCAGTTTTGGAAACTGCCCAATTAGAAATGCCAGGATTGCCCCTGTGGGATCTTGGTGGAAATTTTAATATCATTAATGCCAATACTGGAGTTAAATATCTCCCCTCAGAAATTAAAGATTGCGAAGTTACAGGAAAAGATGTTAAAGGATTAGCGACTATTCCATCTATAAATTTAAATTATATACCTGGTGTTCAGTATATATCATATCCTAACAGTGTGGATGGTTCTTTTGATTATAAATATAAACTTATAGACCTAAGACAAAGGCCTAATTTTGTTGAAGGACCAATTGTCACATCCATACAAACTAGCGTTGGACAACAAGGAATATCATGTACTTATACTTTTAGAACATATACTAGAAAATTAGGAGCTTTTAATAAAATAGAAACTGATAGAATAAAGAAAATCAATAGAGCTAATTTATATAGAGGAAAACAGATAGCTAAAGTTCGTCAAGATGTTAGCGATATGATGAATAAAGAAAGAGAGAATTTATTACAAGAAAGATTAAATCAAACTCAATTTGGTAGCGCTGATTTTGCATCTAAATTGTATGGATGGAGTCCAACAACAGTGTTGATAGGTCAAGCTTCGCCATTAATTCATGAGCCTGCTAGAACACCAGATTATATAGAAGATTTCTCTTATGCTAATAGTCCAACTCTTAATACTCTTGGGACAAGAACAAATACTCCAAAAGACTGGAAAATCACAAGATCTAGCGGAGATCCTGGGTTGGATAGTAATGCTGGTAATTTTGCATTAAGTGTTGAGAAATCAGTTCCGTTATTAAAGAATATTGGTAGAATAACAACAACTGTTGGATTATTTGAAAGAAAAGAAGTAGAGAATCAGTTACAAAAAGATTATGGAATGCAATCAGCAATGAGTTTGGATGGATTATTATCTCCAATATCTTTTTATCCTACATTTAAAAATTCAACCTTCGCTTATTCTTTACACAACACTGGATCGTGTCCATTCTGCAAAGGTACTAAGGTTAGAAAATTTAAAATATCTAAATATAATTCGTCTGGTGCGCCAGTTGTGGATAAAAATATAAATGTAGCATGTGATAAATGTACGGATGCGTCTAATAGACTTAATGCTAAACTTTCTGCTGGAAGCAACGAAACTATTCCTATCAATCTTATTACTCTTAACCCCATAGTGGTTCCTCATGGAGAATTTAAAAATGCCAATGTCCAGAATTATAGTGGTGTTCATCCACAAAAAAAACATGATGATTTAACGTCTTCAGCTCCTGGAGGACGAGTATTCAGAGATAGATTACGACATTCTATAGAAATTGTTGGTAGAGGATCCGTTCCTCCAAACAAACAAGGATATGCTTTAGAAATTAGCAAAAATATTAATAAGGCTGGTACTTATAATTTAGATTATTATAGTAAAGATAGTGGATTATATACTCAAAGACAAAAAAGAGGAGATGCTTCAAATACAATCTTACACGAAAATAATCAAAGGTTTTTTGGATTAAGAGGTCCATTAGTATTACATTCCTGGGGATACGATGCTGATGGATATCCTGTTCCTAATGCTGCTGATGAGCCTGTGGCCGTTGATGTGTACGGCAGACCCAAAAGATTTCAATTAATTAAAGTCAATGGAACGAGCAAGGCCTATAAAGATCTTTCTAATGGCGAGCAATTTACATATAATAGTGCTGATTATGTTAAAACTATAAATCAAGAGGAACTAACTTTTTTGCCTTCCTCATTTACAGAAGACACTCAGGTTACCACGTTTGAAATTAAAGACAATTATAATGTTGATGGAGGAATGGATCCTGGTGCTGATGGGCCATTTGTTGGATATAAAGGCAGTATCATTAGCAAAACTCAAAAATTTAGTGGTGGTAAATGGTCGGAAAAAGTTAAATTAGATGAATTTTATCTAAATTGGGCTGAAAGACCAGACTTATGGAAGGTCGGTCCTATTGATTTGTTCTGGGATGAAGAAAGAGGAGTATGGTCTGGAGGAGGAGAAGGAGGAGCAGAAGAAATTGATCCTCCTTACATTATTACTAATTCTAATGATATAATTACTTTAAATGAATTTATTGCAAAAAAAACAGATAAAAAATATATATATAGAATGATCTATGCTGTACTAGAAGAAGATTTGATAAAACAACCAGATTTTAATGAAACATATGTGACAAGAGGATTTTTTGACGATATAGAATATAGTAGTGAGCCTTTACTGCAAGGATATAGAAGATTAATATATATTAAAGATAAAACGGGATATTGTGCTCCAAAAGGAACCAAATTACTATGTAGATATAATGCAAAAACGGGTTTTTATGAGCCAGTGAGTAAACCTGTTATTACAACAACAGGGAAAATTATAAGCTTAAATCAAGTATTATTGAATTTATTATATACTCCCAGTCGTAGAAGTAATGTTATTCCAACATCTACTGTAAACTATGTTAACCCCCTTGGATTTGCTACTCCAACGAATGAAATAGGAGTTTTTTCTTTTATAGACAGTCAATGGACATTAACTTCTATAAAACAATAATAGATTAGGCTAAAAGGACTAATAAAATGTTTAAACCTATATTATTAGATAATAGTGATTACTGTAATGTGCTTAAACACTCATTGTCAGATGATCTATTGCCATTCAGTTTGGATTCAAACAATCAATTAAATTATGACTCTGGACCTGTTGGTAATTTAACATCAAAATATAATATACTAAGTTCTTTAGCCTCTAATAGCAGCTTACTAGACGTTTGGCAACCTATATTTATCAATAATGATACTAATATTAATACAAAATTATTATCGTCATATGGAAGTTATCACAACTCTAATCCTAATTTAAAGAGTTGCAGATTAGGTATAGAGAACTTTTATAACTTTACTGGTAATTTTAAATCATTTTCTAATACTGCTAATATGAGTATAGATTGGATAATAAATAGTTCTAATATACCATATTATTTATGTCATGGAATTTTATGTTGGTATAGATATAATAATTTCTCAGATAATCCAAATATTATGGATGGTAAGTTACAAACTATTGATAAATTTCCTAATGGCTCCAGACTAACGCCATCAACAGATACCGATAAGATATATATTAAATTAAATGATAATAAATTATATGATATTAGTAATCCTAGTAAAATTTTTCAAAATAATTCTTGGACATTTAATGCTGAAGCAAATACTTCGATAGTGGACGTGCCATCAAATGTAACTTTTAAGTTAGCCCATAAAGAAAAAGATACAGATACTACTACCAAAGATAATAATCTAAATCCTACTTTTTGGATTCCGGATGGAGATTGTTTTTTTTATTATGATAATACAGAGGACGTGACTCTTTCATCAACTAATAATATACCCCCTAAATCTTACATATCGTCTGCATTATATAAGAGCTATAATTTAATATATAGAATTATAACACTAGATGAAGAAAGAAATATCAAACCAAAGAATTTAAGAAAATCTAGATTATATCGTTCACTAGCCCATGCTCTAAGTACTAGTCCATTTATTACTGACTTCACTATCAAGGCCCTAGATACTACTCCTATCAGAAATCTTATACAACAGTATGTGAATACGGCCGTATTCCCCAACGCGGCCGCATCACAGGCCCTATTAAATACATTACTAATAAATATTAGCACACAATTACAAAAAACCATTTCTAGTGTTCCTAATGATTCTTTATATTTAGATACAAAATTTACTAAAAATACAATCCATAATAATATAATTAGAAATAAAAATGATCTATTTTATAAATTATTTCAAAAATATGGGACTTATGCTAATATTACTACTGATACTACTTTTACAGTAAAAACCGACAAGTTAAAAGTAGATAACCGTGCAATATCCATATTCCAAAATATCGAGTATTATTGTAATAAAGCATTATCTGGTCAAATTGATCCTTTTAATAGCCTAACACTATACAATAATCAGACCATAACATTTGATAATACCGTTATTTCTACAGTATTTGATACAAGACAGAACTTGATAAATATTACTAATACTAATGACACATCGTTACTGAAAGAAATACCTTTATACAATACTGCAAGGCCATCTTTTAATGCAGATAATTTTTCTTCTGTTTTTAAACCATATATTTCATATACAGGATATGTTCAAAGAGAATATAGAGCAGATAATATGGAGTATAAACCAGAAGTACAAGGCAATATGGCATTAAATAATGAGGATAATATCTATTATGCCCAAGTTGATTTAAATGCTCAAACAAAACTTTCTGCTGATCCATATGCTGCTCATATATCTAATTTGTACAATGATGGGGAGGATGGCTCCCCGCCACCACAAAGCCGAGCATTTGAAGGAATAGTAGGGATTCGTAATAATTTAAATAATGATAATGGTATAGAGCTTATAGCGATAATATTGAATGCGATTGATCGAGCTGTGGGTAACGATACTGGTACTCCGCGGAGTGATGTTGTTGGATTGCCCGACTCATATCTAGAACAGTCTATATCTTTTGTTTGGGAACAAGTTGGCGGCAGGACGGGATATTTTGGAACAAAGATTCAAGGCACAGACTATCGAAGTGCGACAGGATTTGGATATTTAACTCAGTTTTATCCAGAATATACAGGAAAATATACTATCAAATGTACAGCATCTACGCCATTTGGTTCATTTACTAAATACAAAACATTTTATGTTGTTGATGGGAAAAATTTAAATAATGCAGCACAATATGGCAAATATTGGGATCCAATATCTAAATCTTGGACAGATCCTGTAGCAATCAATCAATGGTCTACTCCTTTGGTCATTGATAAAGATAATATACTATGTAATACTATTAAATTTAATAAAATTGTTATTAATAATATTGCTGGAGTTTTTCTGCCAATACAAACAAACTGTGTGGTAAGAAGATCACTGGGAAATTTGGGAAGGGGAACAACAATGGTGTCGGTAATAAAAAATATGGGACCAGAGTGTATTTTTGACTTTGAGAATTCATTTGTGCTACGAAATAACCCGGTGCTTAGTATTCAATATAAGCCAAATAATACTACAGGTAAACTTTACAGTATATATCTTGAAAGAATAAGAACAGATGATCCTAAGTGTTCTCAGTGTTTGAGTATGTATTATCCTAAAATTACTGTACAAAAAAGCAATAAATATTTAGAAGGCGGAGCTGTAGATAAAAGTCGCGTCATTACATTAAGACAAAACAAATATGCTGGTGGAGATGGCGCCGAAGCTAGTTTTGATTTGGAAAAATATGTATATCGACCAGAATGGAATGGTTATAAAAGCATTGATACTACTAACGAGGGAAAACTTAACTTTTATATTTATCCTCAAGTGTCTACTAAATTTGCACCACCTATTAAAAATTATGGAGGATATAGTAGATCTTTTTTGGATTCTATAGGAATAGATGTTATTGGTTTAACCAAACCATCGGCCAACACAGCTTTGCCCAATGTTCCTAGTCCTATAGTTAGTAATAATCCTACTGTATTACCACATGTTACAGGATATCCTTTAAATCAGCCAAATATAATTTGTATGCAAAAAGCTATACAATTAGATGGATCTGGTTTAAAAATGCCTTTTATCAAAGGAATATTTCATCCTGCTAGCGGATGGATATCGCACAGTAGCAATTTATATCCTGCTAATGCGAATAAATCATCTGTACTAAAATTCAATCCTGGTGGCCGCAACTCTTTCAGTTTCGTAGGACCAAAAATAGACAGATTAAAATCCAATCAATCAGACCTAGCTACAAATCAGATAATGCCTAAAATATTTTCTAGCACAATATCGTTATCAATTTCAGATGGAGTTCGTTGGGAGTGCTGTGCAGGAACAGATTCCGCAAATCAATTACATAAAAATTATTCTGATATCGATTTGCATAACTTTAATAATAATCATGGGTATAGAATACTAGATAAGGGACAGCCAAAAGATGTTGAATTAAAAGGCAGTAATAATAATCCTGTAGTTAATGACGAGTTTGAATATATATCAGAAATAGATATTTCATATTATAAATTTGCAGTAACAGGACCATTTTCTAGTGTCGTCGGATCAAAAAATAAGAGAATTCCAAAAATTAATAATTTAAGTATTAAAGATATTGAAGTTAAATTAAATTTTTTAAATTACGTTAATACTAAAAACCTTATAGTGTGGTTAGATGTAGAATATGATCCAAAAGAAAAAGCCACCAGAGCAGAAGCTACAGATTCTCCATTAATATTAAGAAGTAAAGATTTTATTAATCAAACTATAAATCAAAATGTATTTTTTGGAGACTATACATATAATCAGAGTAAAATTAATATTTTAGCAAATTCTGAATTAAATGACTACCTCAAGAATTTATTAAACTTTAATAGCGTATCTGGACTAGATAATAGTAATTTTAAATTAGTTTTATTAAATCAGGAAACATTATATAATAATGGATATAATTTTAGTATTAAATTCTCAGACCACGCCTCAAAACATAACTCTCCATACGAAATAGTTAATTCTCAAAACTATTATAGCGCAGCATCTGGTTCTGAATATTCTTATCTCCTAGATCCAATAAGATCAAAACAAACAATTTGTCAAAATAATCACGAAGTTTTACCAACTACAGCAGCAACGGGGTTTTCTGATAGACAAGCCTGTTATCATTCCTCAACAATAAAATTAAATAATTTAAATATTAGTAATAATACTTTTAATAAATTTGTTTCAGATTCTTTATTTAGAAACACTCCCACATCATCATGTGTTTCAGGTTCGTTAGATGGCGAAACAAAATTTAGACTAAATATAATGGTATTAGATGAAGAAGACGATATGGCTCCACGAGATAATACGATTAATGCTCAATATTTATCTGAGTTTGAAACAGTCAAAAATATATCAAAATCTAGCTTAATATCAAACTCTTTATGTAGTTGGGAACTGATATTACATACCGAAAAAGAAAGAGACTTTGTACCAGAAACTAAACCTAGTTTAACATCCTATGGAAATAGTGATGTTTTATCATTAATAGATTATAAAAAAGGTTTAATATATAATGGACATAGTTTTATTGCAGATTTAACTGCATATAAACACTTATTGCCTTTGGCAAATTATAATGCCCCCTACTGTTGCATATCGGATGAAAATATGTGCTCCAGCCCAGACAATGATCCTACTGGCTCCATGACTATGGCAAGACCTCCAGAATTTCCCAGTTGGGCCATTCTCGCTATAATGACTTCTCTTGCTGCTGCTGGAGCAATGGGAGGCATGGGCGCTGTTGGAGTCTTAACGGGTATTGCTGGAATAAATAACGACGCAGCTTACCATGCCATAGTAGCATATTTAGTAGAATCATCATATCAACAATCATTACAAAACGAAGCTAGAAACACATGGATGCCTGACTATAAAAAATATCCGTTCGGGTCTTCTGAAAAAATTCTATTAAATTTTAAAACACCCACTTCTTTATGGCATACTGCAGAGGCGAGCATTTTTAAATATCATAATACTCCAATATTAAAAAATAATCAATATAAATTTATTAGATTATCTAGACATAATGATTTTGGAAAATTTGAATATAAAAAAATTACATCATATAAAGAACTAATAGATCCAAAATTTATTAAAAATATATCTGGGGTTTCTGATGGTACTGTTTTAAATCCTCCCAATTCTTATAATAATACAGTTGTTAATAGCGGAGATATTTTATATGATATAGCGAACAGCGGATTATACTTAGCCGGTCAAACCGCTGCACTAATTACAAATGCCAACAATACCAATAATAAATTTGAAAATATCAATAAAGCTAATTTATATTTGAGTCAAAATGCAGTTTTGTCTTTTGGTAGTTCTACTCAACAGTTTTGGCATAATGATATTATTAATGTTGATATTAGCGGAAATAAAATGATAGTCATGTCTGGAAGAATGCCATATGATATTTTTGGTTATAATGATTCTATTATTCTGATGTCTGGAACAACAACCTTATCTAATACAATAGCTAAAAAAGCTTTAATATTGCAAAATAATACTTATAATTCAGTATTTGTAATGTCTAGCCCTATACAGTCGGGCTATGATATCATGTGTCCTAATGATAATGATACTATATTTTTAACTTATAAAAACGAAACAACAGTTCAAGACAAAGTCAAAAACAAATATAATATATGGGGCTTAAATAATACTAGTAAAACGATAAACGATACTATTGATTTGCAATCTACATGCAATTCCATAGGATCATATGGTGATGCTTCAATATTTTTAGAAAAGAATGTATTATCAAATAATGTTCGTAGTAATAAATTAAAAAATATTTCGGAAATATTAAATAACCATGAGAACGACAAAATTAAACATGCTAAAATTACATTATTTCAACCATCAGGCACTGGGACTATAAACGAAAGCATAACTAATTTAACCCCGTCTCCAGCGTGGTTCGCAAGCAAAACTTATGGATATTCGTATAGCAAAGATGAATTCGTTAAGGCATTGCTTTATAGAACAGAAAAATTAAATCGAGAAGTTGTAATTATTGCATCAGGAGAAAAAGAACAGGCAATATTTGAAAATCTTAATTTATCATCAGCATATAACGATATGCCTAAAAATATATCTATTATTCGTACATACTATAATCAAACCTTGCCTACTGGAATTCAGAATGGTATCCTTGAAGTAGAAGGAGATTATTATAATCATATACCAATTAGAAGTATTACTAGCGACGAATTAACAAAATTAACAGATAGACTAAATTTAATTCAAAATACAGGTATACAAACATCATTAGAGAGTATTGTTGGAAAACCTGATCAAACAGCTACGACTAATATTTTAGCATCTGATCGGTTAAAATATATTGTGCAACATTATAATTCCTTGCCTGCAGACTCTGGATCTTGTGACTCTAGAACCAGTACATCATTTATAAATTGTCATAAAAAAAATACTTTAAATAAAATGGAACAGCTATATCAGGAAGAATACGATATTGCTGATCTTATAAGAAATCAAACAGTATTATTAAATAATGTCCTGACTCTAAGATCAAGTTTGCCAGATGCTCATCCATTGAAAATTAATAATGATATTTTACCAAAATACGGACCCGTAATATCTGATACTAGTGGACCTATTTCTATAGAATATAAAAAATTAAATGAAAATCACTATTGGATTAATTTAGATCCTAATCAAGGATGTTTCCCGGATTATGAAGCAAACCCAAAAGTATTAGTAAAAACTGTCTATAAGTGTGTGGTTGCAAATTATGGTTTACTGCAGGCACGAAATGGTAATGATAATGTTTGTAATGCTCAAGCTCCATCGGATATCCAAGGAGAAAACATGACTTTTAAAAATGGTGGTCCAACTAACGAGGGTCAGGAATATACGTATACTGTTGATGAAACATTTATTAATCAAGAAATAAATCGGATACAAGTTGAATATGGATCAACTATTAGTTCTTGGAGAGAGATTACAAGGGAAAGAACTTTTAATATTAATGGAGATCAAACTTTTCATCGTAATGGGTTTACAGACGCATTACCCAACGAAGAAATAACCATTATAGCAAAAGAAACATATAAGGTACCAGTACAAAATTATACTCCTGCTGCTGAAACCATTGATACTGCTACTCTTCCTGGCATGCCACCCTGCAATGGCAGCAATGGTAGTCTTGGAGGAATTGGCTTATTACAAGATAACTCAAGAACTGGAAAACCAATTACCATAGCAGCAACTGTAAATCTATCTGATCAAAATAATATATCAGTAATGGTAAAAAAGATACCAAGAATATTACGGAATACGGATAGATTAACAACGGTATATCGTCCCGGAGTAATGGATAACTATAGACAAGTGGGCGGATTACCATTTGTACCTGAAGAATTTAGTCTTGGTGATGGGCCACTAACTAATAGTTTTTATGTGTGGTATGCTCTTAATATACAAAATAACCAACTACAATATGCTCCATTACCAGATTTTTTTAAATTACAAAATGAAATGATTTTTAGATCTTTTTTTGGTAGTGTTGATAGGATAGAAAATAAAACGGATTCCATAGTGCCAGGATTCCCGTGGGAATTGATACCCTTCGAATATGACAGTCGATTATGAAACTTTGTAATTTTATCAATTTATATGACAATGAGTATCAATGCTTAAATTGCGGACTAAGAATAACCACAGAGGACGGATACCCTCCAATATTCCCGTGTATGATTCATAAACCATCTGGCGTAGATAATCTATGCACTAATGACCAAGTAGAAAAAAGATATTCTATATGTAATACTTGCGAGTTTTTTAATAACAACACATGTACTAAATGTGACTGTATTATTACTCGAAATTTAAATTATATGAATAAACTATTTTTTAAAGATCAAGAGTGTCCCGAACTAAAGTGGACTAAAGAAGACTAAGCTTTTGCTGTCCACTTGTGCCAACCTCTATTAGGAAGATTATTTCCTTCGTCATCTTTACGTTTTGGAAATAGTGTCCCACCCTTTTTGTGTTGGCCAAATGCTAAGATAGCACCACAGTCTGCACAGCGAATTTCATAATAATCATTTCCTTCTACGTTCCTAACAATGAATCGTAAATTATGACTACCACATAACCCACACTTTTCTTCTGCAAAAATTTCTTGTATTAGTGCTAGCTCTTTAAAAATTTCTTTTTGTCCAGAGCCTTCTAGTTCAAATGTTAGCTTGTCACTCGCTTTGTATAAAACTTTCATATTTATTTCCAGTCACTAGAGTAACCCATAATGTCATCCGAAATCTCTGATATATTCTGTTGATACTTAGATAATAATCTAATTATATTAACAGCATCATCATGAGACATAGAATAAACATTATCTACGGGCAATTGATTATTTTTAAATAGCTTAACCACATTTATATTAAGTCTTTGGGCCATAACGTCAATAAAATTAATCTGATTATTACTAATCTTAGAGACACTAGCATTATCTGGATTATCTTCAATATCTTTGGCCAATTCTTCAGCAGCTACAACTTTTCTTAGCTTAAGCGCTCTTCTTAAAGATCTTCCTTCGGCTCTTGTTTCTGCTACGGCCACCGGATGGTTCCTATAAACCTTATCACAATTACCCCAATAAACGTCCGCTGCGCCATCCACAGTTACCATATTTAAATGACTGGTCTCAGGAGCCGAATCATTTAAATAATAACATAGCGTATGAACCACGGTTGCTCGTTTTTCGTTGTTCGGATCAGGAGATTGTACAACATTTGAGGTTGAGGCTATTACTTTGCAATTTAATGCTATTTCAAATATTCTTCTTAATCCGTCTGTTGTAGGATTACCATTAATTTTTTCATCATCAGACAGTAAGCTTAATACATAATCGGTCCATTCCAAATCTGTAGTATTTGGTATCTTTTTTGTTTCTACAACACTATTCGTTTCTTCCATTTTCTCTATCTTTTCCTTTTTAGCCATATAATCAGTCCTCTATATTAATTTTTTGTGGTACGGTTTCCTTTGATAATCTTTCTAAGACCGGAATCAATTTACTAATAACCTCAGATGCTCTTGTTGGAGAATAATCTTTTAATTGTTTAATTCTTATTAGATGCCATCCTCTGCCAGTTATTAATCCTTCTTTCTTTTGATCGTATCCTATATTTCTTGCTAAACTTTTTTCTCCCCATACTGGTTCAAAATGCGACGGCCCATCAACTTCGATGGCCGTATTTATAGTAGGTAGAAAAATATCGATTTGCAACTTTGTAGTTACCAAAGATTGTTCTTTATGAAACTGAACCTGATATCCTAGACTTAATAACTTTTTATGTATAAATTTTTCTAATTTAGATCCTGTTTTGCTAGTTTCTCTCACGGCTTTTATTGCTGATTGTTGCATATTAATTTTTACATTATTATCTAATTTTTCCCAATTTAATTTTGCTTTCTCTTTTCTATCTTCTAGTTCCTTTTCTGTGAGATCATCCCAAGACTGCATTACTCCAAAACCTATTTTTTGTTTTGTAGATTCTGATCTAGTTTGTCCTTTTGTTGGATGATTATGTTTTCCTGTAGTTAAAGCATTTTTTTGAGCTTTAGACTTATCTCTTATTTCTAAGTTAAATTTTTTAGCATCTCTTCTTATTTTATTAGCATATGTATCAAACTTAATGGCTATATCGGCAAAACTAAGCTTATTAACAATATACCATTGTTCTATCAGATCTTTCTTCTCAGAATCTGATAATTTATTGTATGAATTTTTTGACGTTTTCATATTTAAATCCTTCACAAATACCTAGTGGTTGTTTCCAGCATATGCTATAGATATCATATAATTCTTGTGATGAAGTTATAATATCTAAATTGTCTTGATTATATAATGATAGCCATTCTGAATATGTGGTTTGAGTATTATTTTGCCATGGAATATTATTAGCAAATAGTATTCTTTTATTAATATTAGGAAATTTATTAGTAACTATAATACTAGGTAAATCAAATATTATTAAAGTTCCATTAAAAAACTGAGATTGATTTAAATGGAATATTGGTAAATTATATGTGTTTATTTTTTCAGAATAGCTGTTGAAGATTGCTATTTGATTATTTGGATAATTATTTTCAAACTCTTTTGCTGTCTGTAAAATATCATCATAAATTTTATCGTTATTTATCTTTAATAGAACAAAGCCAACATCTGTCATACTAGAATTCTTTCTATAATAAATTGTTTGTGATCCGTTATTTCAGGATGATCAGTATAGGATATATTATCTATATTAGACAATTGATCTGGTTCTACAATTATTGCTCCACAAGCCTGGGCTTCTATGGAATAGTCTTTTTCATAATCTAATGACAAGTAATATTTATTAGTTTTTAATAATTTTGATTTTTCCACGTCATTAACTAATCCTAAATTTTGATGGTGTTGAGAATTCATAGCATTAAATATTTTAATTGGTAATTTTGTTTTTGGATATAAATAATCATTTAATTTATATGGTATAAAGTTATAATGATCTAAAAAACCAATGATAGAGTTATTTCGTGTATCGCTTTGTCCATTTTTATTAAATAAACTAGTATTAATTATATATGGATTAATATTAATAATATTATATTTATCATTAGTATAGTTATCGTTTATAATGTGTGTAATGTTATTCGGTAAAAACTTCGCAGCATCTTCAATAAAAATATCATGATATAAAAATATTTTGATAGAATTTGAAAAATCAGAAATAAATTGAATAATCTCTTTTGATAATAATTGAGCAGAGAGTATGGCGTGGGTACAGCGGTATTGATAATATATTTTATATAAATTATTGTTTATATCACTATTAATTATAGTAGTATTATCTATAATAGAATAAATTGTATTTTTAATAAATTTTGAATTAAAATTTTGAACTAATAATGTTTTTGTCATATAAAATATCTAGCCTTAAGTATGTCTTTTGGTGTGTTTACTTTCATAATCATTTTTTTATCAATATATTCTTTTTCTATACTAATATCATTATGACTTATCACTTGATTTATAATTTCAAAAAGATACATTTGATTAATTGATGAGTGTTCAATAATTTTCTGTAAAACGTCGATGCTTTTTTTATTCAAGTAAATACATTCTGACCAACTTTCTGGTAAATCATAAAAAATATAGTCTAATTTTTTTGATGATGAGCAACCCAATTTAAATTCTTCTTTTTTCTTATTTAAAATAAATATTTTAGATTCGTTGCCAAGCATTGATTTATTTAAGCATTTTTTCTTGAATATAATTCCATTATTTAATATTAATACATTATCAGAGTTTTTATATATAGTATCAAAAAATAATTTTATTGAATGACCCTGGTTAGTATTTTTATATTCTGGATTATATACATAATTTATATTATTTGAGTATTTATCACTTAATAAAAATGATATTTTTTCATGTTCAAATCCGGAGCAGATAGTAATTTTAATATTTTTATCTATATCTAGTATTGAGTCTATCTGATATTCGAGCACAGAAATTTTTTTTTTAATTTGCAATAATGCCTTTGATCCTAATGATTTCATTCCTTTAGTTATTTCTGGTACTAATATCAAACCATGAATCATACTTATTATATTCCTATTCTTTCTATAGAAACAAATAAAGAAGAATCAGATGATTCAATTTGAATAATTCTAAAATTTTGAATATTAAGTGCTACATAGAAATCTTCTTCTGATATTATTGATTCAATATTTTTAATTTTAGATATTAAATCTTCGCCAGATATTTTTTGTTGTAAAAAATTGTTCATATATTTTTTAACATTAATGCACTCAATATTTAATTTGCCAGACGGTTTAATTTTTTCTAGCAACAAGGAAACAATATCTGAAAATTTGGATTTATCAATATAATTAAGACAAGAGCAAAAGATAGAATCGGCAGAATGATTAATTATAGTATCTATTTCATTAATATCTAAATTTATTCTATTATTACTATTGGCTATATAGTTTTTATATAAAATATTATAATTTCTACTCATAATAAAATATCTCGTTTCTTTTTATTGCAAATAATGCTTGTGTCATTTGTTTTTTAAATATCTCATAGTCATATTCATTAGTAATCTTATGCGAGCATGATTGTGATTCTTTTTCAGATAATTTTATATTAAGAAATTTATTTATCATCTCTGTAGCTTCTTGGAAGTTTTCCACTTTTATAATGAAATCATCTGATAAATGAAAATCTTTAGCTGTTATGCACGGGACTCCAACGGATAATGAATATAGTATATTCTCTTTATTACCATAGTCCATACAAACCTTATATTTTGAAATTAATGATCTTAAATCATCTATAGACGTATTTGAGTCTATTTTTTTAATAATATCAATTCCATTAGAATTTTCCATAGTAATATTTTTATAATATAAATCTACCTGAGGATTATTCTCTAAATTAAATATTAATAAATTTTTTGTCTTATTAATTTCTAATTGTGGTATTTTTGGTATGCCATAATCTATTATGAAGGTTTTTTTTGATTTTTGAAATCCCCAAAAGTTTGCTATATCTTGACCTAAAATAATTTTATATATATCTTTATATTTACCATGAAAGACTATAAGATCTTCTTTTTTAAAGGACGGAGGAGGAGGGTTGTGAATTGCTACAACAGTCTTAATATGATTTTTATCATTAATTATTTTTTTATCAGATACCGTCAAAAAGTTATTAGAAAAATACATATCATAATAATAATTTTGACATATATCATTCGTAAGATAAAAATTTACATTATCTATATTATTAATAGCAATATCAAATATCCTCGACCCTGGTTCATATAGAACGTTGATTTGAGAATCTAAGACGCTATGGGCTATATTTAATATGGCATTATTCATATCAGGGTACTAATGTGTTGTTTTTTAAATGGTTGAGGCTGTTCTGTATAATTATTATTTAATAATTTATTTATTTTATTATCTATAGAACTACATGAAATTCCTAAACAGTTTTTATCAGATATTCTATTATTTCTTGTAAATTCAAAAATATAATCTGTATCGTTAAAATTTAATATATTCTTATTTAAAGAATTACAAATTTTATAATTTAAAGAATTAGAATTACTTTCATTAATATTTATATATACTGATCCAGTATTATGTGCTGTTATTATATTTATTAAATTACACTCTATAGGAGCTATCATAATTCGGTTTATAGCATATTTGATTCCATAAGAAGAATATATTTGATTAATATTATTAGTAATATTTTGTTTAGTATTTGGATCCATATTAAACAAATACAGTATTAGGCTATGCTCGTCAATGGAATTAACAGAATGTTTTATAAAAGAATGACAAAGATTATATATAATATTTATATTATCTTTATAATCACCGATAAAATATAGCTTCTTAGTTATCTCAAATGGATTTACATTAAATTGACCAACTTGCATTGGAGGTATAATAATATCATAATCATATGTTACTAATTTATTAGCTATTTTTGGATAATAAGTTTTATAAAGATTATAGGTTGTTTTACTATCTACTAATACGCTATCAAATCCAGCCAGTTTCTCTATAGTATCTTCTGATAAAATTTCTTCATTATTTATTAATATGATTATGTTTTTTTTAATAGCATTTATTTTTCTAGACATATCGGCCGTAGTGTGCTGTATAACAATATCATAGTTATCATATTGTTCTTGTTCTGCTTTTACAATATTTTGTAATATATCTTCATTTGTTGGTTCTTTATTGATATAAATAGGTCTGGCAGATACTTTGTGATTTGTATTTTTTAAAAGATTCATTAATATAAACAAAGATGTTAATCCAGGTATCGATTTTTGTCTATATGGACCTATATAAAGAATATTCATTATGAGTTTCTTTTCATGTTAGAATAAGCAATAAAGTCTTCGTCAAACGATACATTGCTATCTTGTGCCGATTTTGCTTGATTGTTATTGTCTACAATAGTTTTTAGATATTCGTATACTTCCTTAAAACTAAATGGTCCTATATTAGTTGGACCACTTTGAATAAATCCATAGTCTGCATGATTCAATAACTCTAATATTTTTTGACTACCAATTAGAGAAATATCTTTTAGGTTATTATTGAGCAACATTAATATGTTATCAAAATTATTACTTATATTACTATCTGGCATACTTTGTATTGGTTCGAGAAAATTTGAATTATTCCAATTTGCTCTATAACCAGAATTATCTAGTTTATCTAAATAGTTTTCCCACTTTTTTGCGATATTTGTCCAATCATAATGCTTATGGGTTAATTCATGTATTTCAAATCTTTTCTTGTTAAGAATAGAGTCTGGTTGTTTAATAAAATCCAGTATATATTTAGCTAAATCATCATTATCTGGATATACTCTAATAGCTTTTGTTTCTAATTCTTTAAATTCTGATTTTATCTTAATCGGATATGCATTTAATTTATTTATAATATCACACATCGCACTATAATTAACAGTTGCAATAGGAACACCACAAGCACCCGCCTCAACCTGTGGCATGCCGAATCCCTCGCATATAGAATATTGTACATATAAATCAAATATATTGTATATATTACTTAAAGATTCTGAGGTTATCCCATCAGTAACAGACGGGAAATTGCATGTCTTATTGTGGCACTTAGTACATATTTTATTTGGCCCTTGAAACTTAGAACAGGTGACATCCTTACAGTTTCTGCATAAATATGTGAATAGTACCTTATTAGCTAATCCAGATTGTCTTAGCAGTTCTGGAATATCCCAACCCATGTCAGGATAGCTTGTGTGTAGATAAAGGAATAATTTTTTAGATAGATTTTCTTGATTATTTTCTTTTAGATTATCTAATACTTTTTTGAATGTAGTCAATAACTCTGGTATTAGTTTTCTTTTTTGATTTCTCATCACAGAACCAATAACAATACTATCTTGTGGGATACCAAAGCTTTCTCTGATTTTATTCCTATTTTTAGGTTTAAAAACATCACAGTCAATGCCAGGAGACACAGTATCTATATAATTTATTTTACCAGACGATTGTTTATTCAGAACCTCAGCGCCCCAATCTGAATACGTAAATATTGCATTTGCATTTAAAAATGTATCAATCCATTCTTCCTGCTGAGGGCATGAGTCAACTGTTGGCATTAAAATCCAATGGAAAAATTTTCTTAAAGGAGATGTCCTTTGATATGCTGTCATCCAATAGTCTCTAATATCAATTACAACATCTGGCTTAAAATCCAGTAATACTTTCTCAAATCTCCATCTGCCGAATTGATTGTCTCCTCTAGAGATATATTCTTTATGTCTGTAATCGTCATCCCTAACGGCATTTGCATAATATTTCCAATGTATATTAACATCTCTTGGATCATTAACAAATCCATAAGATGCAAATTCTGCTATCTCATATTTTTGAGTAGCGTGTAATCTTGACAAAAGTTCTTTGGTATATATACCGAAACCAGAGTGAATAAAACTGGCTTCCGAACACATTAGTATTTTTAGTTTTGGCATAATATAAAAACGGGGGGTGTTTTTGCCACCCCCCATCTTCATGGTATAAATAGTTATAAATTAGAAAGCAACAGGCTCGCTAGTTTCTTGTTTATTGTTTTTACTCAGCCTAGTAATCTTAGAAAAGTTATTTACTCTAACCTTTAGACTGCTATGCTTAACTCCATCCTTTTCCCACGAATCATTTCTTAATGATCCTTCGACCATTACTAAATCTCCCTTTTTAAAGGATTCAGAAATCATTTCGGCACCACTGTCCCAAGCCTCGCAATTAATAAAAGATGTAATCTTATCCTTTTCTCCATTGGCCTTGGTATAATCCCTGGAGACAGCAACTGTAAAATTAACCACAGATGTTTGCTTGCCGCCAGTATTAACTGTTCTTAGTTCCGGATCCCTAGCAAGATTACCTTTTAGCAAAGTTATATTCATAATCAACTCCTTATTTATAAAAACCTCAATCTAACTATTATATCCTGACCGTACTCACATGTCAAGATGACGGAATAAAACATTTTTCAACGATCAAACCATCTTTAGATTTGCTCTTATTTCCAACAAATACTAAGATGTTATCGATGAATAAATGAGTCTTATATTGACTAAATGCTTCTGGAAAAAATACTACCGTATCAAGAGTACCGTATTGGTCTTCTATTGTTATAAATGCCATCTCTAATCCTGGATTTTTACCAGTTTTAGTTTTTGTAATATTTATATTAGCAATTTCTCCAACAATAATAATATTTTCTTTTAATAATGATGTTTTAAATGTTTTACAGTTACAGTTGGTTGATCCGACGTCATATATATCTAGCTTTGAGCACGTTATATTGGCTCCTAATAGACTATTCTCAGAATCTGCGAGCCATTCTATCTTATCTGTTAATGAGTAAGGAGGATTGCACAGCAAGTATATACAATTCTCAATAGTTTCTCTTCTATTTTTAATTAGTTTTGTATTTTCTAATATATGCTTTAATGCATTAATCATATTAGCTTTATCATTTGAGTCAATATAGTTGACAAATTCAGATAATTCTTTTTTGGTTAATTTACTACATATATCATATTCAAATAATAATTCTGTTCTGTCTTTTTTATAATAATCAAATGCACCACAGCTTATTAGAGCCTTAGTTGCTGTAGAGTTTATATTTAATAATATATGACATAACATTTTTAGCCACGATATATTATTTACTTCTATATTTTTACTTAATTCGATTATTTTATTATATACTGACTGTCCAACTCCTTTTATATCTGTTAATCCAAAATATATTTTTTTATCCTTAAGAATAAATAAAGAGTTTAAATTTCTAAAATCAGGAATGCTAATATTAATATCCATTTCCACAGCATTACGCACCAACTCTTTAATCTCTTGTTGAGGATCTATTTTGTCTTTTGCAAATCTAAGATAAGAAGCAAAAAAGATTTTTGGAAAGTGAGCTTTGGCATAGGCAGATAGATAAGCGTTCATAGCATAACTAATAGAATGACTAGCATTAAATAAATATCTTTGACTCTTTTCCACCCATTCAAATATTTGCTCTGCTTCACTTGTGTTTATAAGCCCCTTTTTATTAGCTCCATCTATAAACTTTTCTTTTACTTTGGCCATCTTATCTGCTTGTTTTTTACCAATAGCTTTTCTAAGATCATCTGCTTCTTTCAGATTAAAGCCAGCCAACTCTTTAGCTATAGACATAGCCTGTTCTTGATATATCATTTCTGAATATGTGTCTTTAAGAATTGGTTCTAATGCAGGATGGAAGTAATCGATGGACTCTAAGCCATTTTTTTTGTCTATATAGTGATTAGATACGCTTTTCCCATCTCTCATGGCTTCCAAACACCCTGGTCTAAGAATACTAATGAGTCCAGATAATTGCTGTATATTTTGTGGCTTTAGCTTTCTAGCCATGGTTTGACCAAGCCTAGATTCTAACTGAAAACAACCCTTTGTATTCCCTGATGATATTAATTCCCATGTTTTTGTACACTCCAAATTAATATTTGAGATTTTTGGAGAAAACTCTATTTTTGGAAAATTAGAATTGTTTTCAATAATGTTGAATTGACAACCACAATCAAATGCAAATATCTCTGACATTATAAATACTATTATCCAATGAATGATGATTTAAACTTAACTTTGTTAGCAATATTTCTGTGTAATTTTAAAAATCTAATTAAAATTTGTGCAGTATCTTTCACATCTTTTAGAGCGTCGTGTGATCCTGTTTTATCTATACCAAGATAATCTCTTAAGCTATCAAGAGTATAATTTTTAAGCTCATTATTTCCTTCAAACCAATAAAAAACTAAGTTCATAATATCAATTACATCTCTTGGATAAAATAAAGATGATCGTCCCTCTTTATTAAGATTATTATATTTTGTACTTAATTTTTCTATAATACGCAAATCAAATCTGTTAATATTATATCCAGCAGCGATTGGTGCTGAGAAACAGGATTTTTTACTGTGACTACGAATATGATACATATCTAAATAAGATACGAACATTCCCCAGCCATGTTCTTGTTTTTGATAAGTTTTCCAAGACTCTAAAATACTTTCTTTTGTAGAGCCTCTAACCTTAGCATGAAAATCTAATACATCCGAATCTTCATATGAATATTCAGGATTATTTTCTATTGCTAATGGTTTAACATTAATATTGAATTCTGAATTTTTAATGATTTCCAATTTGAATGGATCTACCATAACCGCAGCTATTTGCACAGGACTGCACAAATCTGGATTAGCACCATCTGTTTCCAAATCGAAAACGCAAATTTTTTGTGTATTAGCCATTTACCACTACTACTGTGTCGCCAGGAAAGTGTCCTTTTTGAGAAGCATCGGCGGTTGCATAACAATTAACTGATCTGCAACAGCTAACTCTAACTTCATCTGATTTAATATATTCTGTACCATTAACACTAAATTTTTCACCAACAGCTAAATCCGAAAACTTTTTCTCCATTTTATTCTCCTTTTGATAAAATTTCTGATATTGTCATGATTTTGTCTAACATAGCAACTCCCAAAATATCAAATTTAATCAGACCCAAACTTTCTAAGTCTTGCATTTCCATACCAGCGATGGATTGCTTGTTCTTATTATCATAAACCATAGGACATACACTGCCAAGGCTTTTGCTACTAATTACTACACCGGCCGCGTGTTTAGATTGATTAGATTTTGTTCCTTCTAGTCTAATAGCCTGCTCGAATCTTTTTGCCAGCGGTCCAGCCAATGAACCGTCGCTAGATATATAGCACCATTCTTTGAGTTTGTCAACATTATTTTCTAACGCCCAACGAATAATTGAAGCTTCTCCAGTATCTTCTTTCATTTCTTGTAGTTCGTCTGCAATTTTGGCCTCATCTGGTATAAACTTGGTTATACGGTTTGTCTCTTCAAAAGAAATATTATCATATACTCTCAATACTTCTTTTAAGGCACCACGACCTTTCATAGTATTAAAAGTGATCATTTGACTAACTTTATCTATACCATATTTATTCTTAATATACTCTATAATTTGTTCTCTTTTTGTAATAGGAACGTCAACATCAATATCTGGCATGGAGATATGATCTGCTGTATTACGACCCTCATTATAAAATCTTTCAAAGAGTAAATCATATTTCATTGGATCAATTTGAGTAATGCCAATTAAATAGGAAACCAGACACCCTGCCGCACTTCCTCTTCCTGGCCCTGGAAGCCATCCACTTTTCTTGACATAATTTACAATATCTTGCACTATAAGAAAGTAACTAGATAAACCAGCTTTCTGTAAAATATCTAATTCTAATTTTACTCTATCTGCATATTTTGTATGTTCAGATTCTGGAACATCTTTCATAATCTTTTCTCTCCAGCCATCTCTACATAATTGTCTGAGATATTCTTCTGGATTGGAATTATTTGGACATTCAAAAGCAGGAAGTAGTGGTTTACTAAGAATAGAATACTCTTCACACATTGAATCAACGTATAAAGTATTTTCAATTTCTTCCTTAGTATGCCATTCTATCATTTCTTCTGGATCTGGAATATGATAATTATCTGATTTGAAGAAGCAACTCATTGGAACATCCTCATTAGCCAAGAGTTTCTTATTTATGTCTATCAAAGTTGTCTTAAGATTATTACATAATAAAATCCTTTGATCAATAGCGTCTTTTCTTTCACAATAATGAGCATCTGGGGTAGCTATTATTTTAGTTTTAGTCTTAACAGATAATTGTCTCATTATATCTGTCATTTCTTTTTGTTTAGGATTCAGTTCGTGATCCATAAGTTGAGCTTCTAGAAAGAAATTATCTTTGCCAAATATCTCTTTCATATAGTCTATAAAGGATACTGCTTTGTCAGTATAGTTATCAGGATTTTCCTCAACCAAGTCTGATATACTTGATCCTAAATGACCACAAAACCCTATAATATTTCCATCTAATATAGGGGCCAATCTATCAAAACTAATTCTAGGCTTATGATAGAAGTTATCTATTCTGTTCGTTTCAGATATTATTTTTATAAGAGTATTCCATCCTGCTAGGTTTTTAGCAAGAACTAGGAAGTGACTAAGATTATTATTTTCTTTTTCTTTAATAAATGAATCATTTTTAGATATATAGAGTTCACAACCCAATATTGGTTTAATCTTTTTGGCCTTCATTGCCCGATAAAACTGAACACACCCGGAAATAGTTCCATGATCGGTTATTGCACAGGTTTTAATTCCAGCATTAAAACATCTTTCGGCTATTTGACTGGGCTTGCTTAATCCATCCAATAAACTATAGTGAGAATGTGCGTGTAAAACAGAATAAGTTTTTTGTTTCATAGCGATCCTGGCGCCTTGTAACTTCCAAATGAGTGATTTTTATTTTTGTATAAACCCATTGTAGTGTCGATACCATAAAGGTCAAGATCATGTTTTATTTGTTCGCACTTTGTCATTGTTTGACCAATTTTGCATACTTGTCCATCTCTATATTCTTCTATTGGTTCTATATGCGTTCCTTCAAATGTCGTTTTGCCAAAATGACATAATTTATTACACATCCAACTTTTATTAAGTCGTGGCTTTTTCGTGCTCCTAACTGCTTCAAATTTTTGTCTTAACATATCCTCAGTAGAACTAAGATCAGAATCATGAAAGCATATAGAAAATGGACCACCGTCATTAATAAAATATATTGAAAATATTATATTTTTAATATGAGGATACAAATGTTTGATTGCATAATGATATATTTTTAATTGAGGGTCTTTTTCTAGTTTTTCTTGTGTCTTTTCCTCTCCTGTCGCCCAATCTAATCTGCGACCAGTTTTCCAATCTATAATTTCTATAGTAGAATCATTCACTAGTGTTATTAAGTCAATAGTTCCTTTTAAAGCTAAATTTCCTTCTAATTTTTCTCCATTGATATCATAACTATATTTAGCCCAAGATTTTTTAATTTCGAAATCAAAATGCTGTTCGGGGCATAGTATGTTTCGATTTCTTGGATCAAACATTCCATTATTAAATTCTATAGCTTTATAAACCCAATTTTTACAATCTTTATGGTCTTTTGGTGACCACTTGTGATGTTGTGCATTAGATGTGTAGTATGAGTAAACTTGATCTATTATATTGTCTAAATCATACTTATGAACATTAACTTCTCCGATCAAATCATCAGTAATCAGATCTTTTTTATCTTGTTGTGCTTTTTTAATAACAGCTAATATTTCTAATACTTTATGTGTGATAGTTCCTTTATCTGCTTTTTGTCCAGACAATCCTCGCCAGCCCAAAACGTACTCACCAAAATACTGCTGTTCGCACATATTGTGAGTATTATAGGAGCTGCTTCTAAAGTATGTAATAATCATAGGTTTAATAGTTTTTCTAAAATAGTTTTAAGTTCAGAGAATTGATCATATAAATTATGATTATCATTATTGATTATATAATCAAAATTATTCCAATCATAGCTTTCTTTGTCCAACACTGTCTCACTAATATGATCAGATAAAAATGGACTTCTGGTCAACCTCAATACTTTGCCACCAATATTTTTTATTGCTTCTACTTCGTTGGGAAATCTGCAGTCTGTTATAATTGCTAATTCAGGACCTTCTTTAAGGATTTTATTAATAGTTGACTTTACCCAAACATCGGTATCCATCTTTCTAAATATGTCAGTACCTACATATTGCATAACTTCTCTAGCTGTCATAAATTTATTAGATTTATCATTGTTTTGTTCCGATGGCCACTTAACAGATGTTAATTCGTTTTTATTCTCATCTGATCCATAACACTGATCATAAGTCAAGCCCAATATATTCATGCATATGTCTGTTTTTAATATATCAGCAAAATTATAGATTTTTATTTCATTCTGTAATTTTTCTAAAAACAATAAAATATCATTAGAAATTATTTCTCTTGATAATATAGATTGTATAGAAAAAATACCTTCGTATGATTTGTCACCACACAAATCTGATATTAGTATATTTCCATCATCATCTATATAAAGTTTTTCGCTCGCATTTAGCTTAGCAAGATATAATGATAGAATAAAATTCCCTGCTGTGGTTTTACCCGATTGCTTTTTGCCAGATATGCCTAAGACTAACATAATTCGTATTCCTTTATCTGTGGAGATATTTTTGTTACTATATCATCAATGCTCATTTCTGCAATATCATTGGCATTAATTTCGATGTGTTTTATATTATATATTCTTCCGCATTTATCTTCAATTTGTTTTGCTGCATCCTTGCCAGCTTTATCATTGTCCATAATAGTTATAATATTCATAGCTCCGGATATGTCTAACAAAGCCTTTTGCTTATATCCAAGCGAAGAACCAAATATGGCTACACTGTTATGAATTCCTGCCTCCTCTAATCTCCAAACATTGCCTGGGCTTTCTACTATAACTACGGTTTTAGATGCTAAGATATATTTTTTAGCAAACCAATAATTATACAGATGCTCTTGCGTTTTAAAGTTTTTGCTATGTCTCCATTTGGAGCTAAGCCATTTTTCATTATCGTTAGGACATTTATCATTCATGTTATGAAAAGCATTACAACTTAAACATTTATCATGTATACTTCTTCCAGTACATCCTATCATTCCTCTCATATTTTGATCATATACAGGAACAACAGCTCTATTATTCATTTCTTTTGATGAATTGATACAGTCTCCTACGTCGTATTTTATTAATATCTCTTTAGAAAATCCTCTATCTAAGAAGTATTGTGATGGTATATCTAGTGCTTTAATCACCAAGTTTCTTGGGACTACAACTTCATTTGGCTTATCACTAACATCTATAGAAATATTTTTTACAGTATTAACAAATGTATTTTTTTCTTTTACTTTTCTTGTTTGTTTATCATTTACCGGATCATGATTAGAAAATTGAATAGCAAAGTCTATAGCATCTTTAAAAGATACCATATCATCACCTTCTTTATTCCATCCATTGTCTTTAGACAAGCATCCTCTTATAAAGCCGATAATTGATGATTTAAAAATGTTTTCACACTGATGAGTTCTACATTTCCAATTGCCTCTATATGAATCTCCCTTATAATATAAATTCAATGCAGAATCATTATCTCCTCCATGAATTGGGCAACTCATGGTGACCATTTTATCAAATACTTTATATGATTCTATACCTAAAGAATTTAATAAATTCTCTATATCATCACACACTAAGTCTGACAAATTCTTAAGTTGATATTGATCATACGAATGGTATGTCTTGTTCTTCTTCATCTTCATTATTGTCATTGATTATAAATCCACCTTTTTGCTTTTTTGATCCATGTAATAATTCTAATCTTGTTTGTCCTTCTGTTATTTTAGCACACCAGCCCTTCATATGACAATTAATATAATCATTGTCATCTAATCCTCCTCCGTGGCGGCTGATTAATGGAACTAGTTTACGATTACCGGCATCAGAACCATCCTCTGCTATTTCTTCGTCTGATTTTCTTTTAAATATTGTAAAATTACTACATAGCCAAATAATTCTATCTGATCCGCTTGCGGTGTCAGTACTTTCTTTTGTTATGCCGTCTCTATTTAATTGTATAAAGGACAATATTGGAACTTTATATTGTATAGCAAAATTATGTAAACTTGTCATCATAAAACCAAGAACCTGATATTCTTTCATATCTTGACTTATGCCGGTACTGTCCATTAGTTTTAAGTAATCATAGATAATAACACAGTCCTTTGCTGTACCATCATCATTAAGTCCAACTTCTTTAGATATCCATCTTCGCATGATAGACAGTTGTTCATCAAATGGTTTACCAGCTATGCTTTTGTGATAGAGTTTACTATTTTTAAGTTCGTCTATGGCCTGCTTTATTTTGTTTGCAGAATTTGGGGTGTCCGTGAACTTTCCTGTTTCTATTTTTGATATTTCTATTTCTGATGACATAGCCAAAATTCTATGGATATGATCCTCTTTAGTCATTTCTGTATCCATATTTAATACAGGAATTTGTAACTTACTAGCAATATGGTATCCAATATTATCAGACAATAGAGTTTTTCCTACTTTTGGTCGTGCTGCTATAACATTGACCGTCCCTTTTCTTAAACCTCCTCCTATCGCCTGATCATACACTGGAAATCCGGTAGGTATTCCTATTTGATCTACTTTATTAGTTTGTAGAAATTCTATATAGTTATCTATACTTTCTGCTATAAACTTAGGAGCAGAATCACTTTCTGCAGATAAAGCATTTGTGAAATTAAATATTTTTTCTTCAGCAATACCCAAGATGGCAGATATTGATTCTGAACCTGTAACGTCTAATAGCTTCTCTTGTACATCGTCCATTGCCTTGTGTAAGAGTCGAGCTATCTCTAGTTTTTTAATCTTGGATGCAAATTTTCTAATATTTTCTAAATGAACAGGAAAATCAAAAATAGCTTTTAAGTGTTGAGTTTCTTCTTTTTTAGATAATATATGTGATAAATTAAGTTCTTGAGCAGAAGAATATACTGATGCAAGATCAATATTTGGCTTTGACTCTTTTTCACAAATGTTTTTTAAACACTTAAATATTATTTGATTGCTGTCAATTGTAAAAGAAGATTCCTGGATAATATCCGCAATATCCAAATAGGCATCCTCTCCATACTTCAAAATTCCGCTTAATATAGCACGTTCAGCGGATGGGTCACATAAAATCATATTTTATCCAGAATGTGTTGAGCAATTATTACATTTATATCTAGAAGGAACATCGAAAAGCAGAGTAGGTGGAACACTTTCTTTTTTACCGCAAACTCTACAAACTACATCAATAAATTCAAAGTCTCTCATTCTCGCTACAGGAGGATGTTTTGATAGTTTTTTATCAACTACACAATCATCTTTATGCATTCTAAATTCAGACATTTTTTCAAATTTATTTATATTGTCTGTTGTTATTTTTTTAGTTTGTTTGGTTTTTATTGAATTATTAGTTCCTACTTTTTGACGACCCTTCGTCTTTATAGTAGGAGACTCCTTTGCTGGTGCCACGTCTTGTTTTTGTTCAGTTTCTTTAGGAGTCTGATCAACAAGACTTTGTAAAATCGATATTAAAGCTTTAAGTTGTTCTGGGTCTTTTAATAAATCATTTGGGTCCATGTTGCACCTTAGTTTTTTGAATTGCCATCATAATATCTGATAGATTTTTAATACTGTTAGCCAAATAACTTAATCTATCTATTCTTTGTTTAGCATACTTTCTAATTTGATTCAGGCTATTTGCTTTTTCGTTATGTTTTATTGCTTGCAAAGACTTTTCAATAAAGCCATATCCTTTATAATTATTTATTTCGTCTGCTATTGCTTCTTTAATACTTTCTTCTGACCAATTATGTCTAGCAATTTCTCTATTAATTGTTCGTTGAACATGAAATGCAAACTGTGCCAATCTGTAAGAAATTTGAGCACAATCTTCTGGAGAAATCTTTTCTATTTCATCCCTGGTCATACTAAGATATGTATTAATCTCTTGCTCAGACACTCCATATTGTGCCGAATATTTTGGTAAAGAAAGCGTGGACTCATATTCGTCAAGAATAGTATCCCAGTGCTGTAAATCTTCTTTAGCTGTTCTTGTTGTCATAGATTATTAATGTCCTCCATTTGTCTAGACTTTCGAAGTGAGGTAATACCACATGAGTAATTCCGTTTATTTCACACCATTCTTTTTTCTCTGCATCTCTTTTTTGTGCTTTCAAAAAATTCATTCTGTTTGAATGATAAAATGGTATAAATTTATAGTGCTGTTCACCATGAACTTCTATTGCTTTTTTTATTAATGGTAGATAAAAATCTAAATATAAAGTTTCTGATTTTCTTAATGGTATCGGAACTTCTTCTAGAATTTGTAATGTTGGAAAAATTTCTGTCAATACTTTTCTGGTTCCAAGATGAAAAGACGATTTTTCCTTTATTCTGCCTTTAGCTATATGTCCTGTTAGATTCCAATTTATAGTATTACCATTAAGATCTCTGACTATCATTTTTTTATACCTAAAACTTCTTTAACTGATGTTTCTATAGTCTCGTATGCTTTAGCATTTTCTAGTAAGAAATTTCGTACTTTTTCTGTCCCTTGAAATTTGGGTTTATCTTCTAACGTTGTTATAGTATACCAAGCCCCTCCTTTGCTAATAATTCCAACATCAGATGCTAAATTGATCAATTCTGTACATTTGTCGATTCCTTGACCATAACGGATATAGCTAGTAGTTACTCCACCAGGAGGCCCAAGTGCCGAGCAGACCACCTGCCATTCGATTTCCTGCCCTATTTGAGTATTGTCTGTTCCAACCACCCAAGGTTTAAATGTTTTAGCCCTGAGCTTTATGTCTGTTTGATAAGCAATAGCTTGGCCGCTTTTTTCTTTAAATTCTGCACCATAGCCAGTAGGATTTCCCATTAAGTGAGTTATTCCTATTACAATATTTTTATTAACAGGAATAACATTTGCAACTTTACGACAAAATTTAGCTAAAAGTTTTGCTCCGTCTGCTCTTTGCATTTTGTCCATATCACTGGTAATTTCTGCCTCTGTACACAAAGCAGAATATGAGTCTATGATTAGTACGCATCCCGGAATCTCATTAATTATTCTTTCTCCTATTTGTAAATACTCTTCTCCATGCAAAATTTTTCCTTGTTGACTACCTATTACATGAAATCTAGAAAGATCCAATCCAGGTATTCCTTCTAAATCTCTTTTTTTCAATCGACCTTCAATATTTAGGTAGTACACTTGGCGACCATCCTTAAAAGAACCATGAGCATATTCTGGTTTTTGAGCAGTTGCTGCAAAGTCTAACGACGATGTGGTTTTACCACATTTTGGTTGTCCTGTTAGGACTACGAAACTGCCTTCTGGAATTCCACCGTTTAAAGCGATATCTAATGATGGACTTACCGGAATAGTTAGTACCTTTTTATCTACTAAAGCATTACCAGATAATATAATCTGATCGCCAAATGTTTTAATCACATCTTCTTTAAGAGTTGTTACCATCATCTAATTCCTTTAATTTGGAAAGTATATTTTTATTCTGTTGATTTTTATGTCTGAAACTCTTATTCTCTGATCTATTTATATCTATTTCCAGAGATTTAGATTCATTTTTGACAATCATATCGTGTTTTTCTATTATAGCTATCAGATGAGGCGCTCGCAAAGAATAGATTTTTGTAGCCTTATCATCATTTAAAGCTCTAATAATAGATTTAGCATCATATTTTTTTAATAACTTGTTAGCTGTAGCAATTTGGTCTCTATAATATTTTGACCATTCTTTATTGATCCAAAATTTATAATGAAGATCTAGCTTATCACATACCGCCTTGTGTTCACATATAAGTTCCGTTATATACTGAGCGGCTGTAACATCTTTACCATTAGAATACCTTGATGGATACATATGTTATTTTTTAGGTCTAAAAATTCCTCGTTCACTATCTCTACCTTTTGTGACCGGTATTTTCTTTTTTGCTTCATCCGCTATCTCTGAAGCTTCTTTTGTCATTATAGCTACAGAATTTATTTTTTTACCAGAAGTATGGGTAATCATCAAGTCTTTTGTTTTTGATGGTTGAATAGCAACGTTCGTCGGTTCTGGTTGAGAATTAGCAGTTATAATAGTGCTTATTTGTGAATGCTTGATATCCAATTCTTTTGATATTTCTTCCACGCTTTTTCCAGAATGATTTAGCCAATATATTGCATATTTTTGAACTTTAGTAATTCTTGACATTATATAATCTCTCTTTCTGCTTGATTTAACCACGATATATTTTTTGAAGATAAGAACTGTAAATACATATTAAAAACCTTTTCATTCACTGCTCTAAACTTGTCGGATGGTCTGCAAACATTATCAACAATACTATAAGACTTATCGTCTAATCCAGATTTCAAAGGATTGAATAATTTATTTGCATTTGATATTTTAATAAAGTATTGAGTAGGATTATCTGTTTTTTGTATTCTTTTAGCAACAACATCTTTGGTATCTATTTTTTTACGAGGATAATTATTATTATCAATAAAGTCTTCTGAGCCTGTCATGCAATAGTATTCTGTTGTAAGTTTATCGTTTTTCTCTTTTGGAGAGAATATAAAATCATCCATTGTTTTTTTCTCCGGAATCTGGCGTTGTTTCATCTGCTTTAATACTTGAGTTAGACATACATTCTTCTAAAAATCCAAAGAAGCCTTTTATATATTCGTTATAGTCTTTAGTTGGAGGTACTGGAATGTGATAATTGTTTTTTGCTACTTCTTTAATTCCAACCGTTTTTCCTTCATCGTCTTGTTCATAAATGCTAGCTATAACATTAATAACAATTTCATGCCTACAGTCTATAAGCTTAGTAGTATCTTCTGAAATTATCTGAGCTAAGCTTTCTGTACTATTACCAGAATGTTGTTTATGAATTTGTTCTATAGATTCTATTATTTTATTTTTTTGTTCTTCTGTTAATTCTTCGTTCATGTCATGTCCATTTTGTTTTTGGTTGTTTTTTAAGTCTTTTCATTCCTTTTGGAAGTGGTTTGTCTGGAATTTCTTCTTTGTATGAATTATGTTTAGCATGTAATGCTATTTTTTCATCTTCACTCATTTTATCTCTGTTTCTGTTGGCTAAATCGCCAATAGTTTTCAATTCAGAATCCATCTTTTTTACAGAGGTATTCTGTGTAATTACATCTTTTATATACAATCTTTGAGTATTTTTACTTTTACATTCAATACATTTTGGATTTTCTTGGTAATCTTTAATATAAAAGAATAATTCAAATTCTGAATTACATTTTTCACATATATATGAATATGTTGGCATTATACTACTTGAGATCCCTAACAGCTTCTTTGAGCCATGATATATTTTTGGTAGTTAAAAATTTTATATATTTATCAAATGTATTTTTATTGACTTCAATAAATGACCATTCATTTTTACAAATATTATCTATAAAATTATATTGTCTTTTATTTTTAATTGGAGACAACAGATTGATAGGATTATATAAATCAGAGTTTGGGCTACTTCTAATAAAATAAGAGAATTTAGGTTTATTATTTTGTGAAATAACCTTGGTTTTTTTATTTTGTATACATTTTGCAGCAATATTGGATGATGATACATTATTTACTCTAGGACTGCCATCTTCATCAATAAAATCTTCTGTTCCAATTAAGCAATAATACATCTCATCAGCAAAATTGTCATTTGGTTTGAAAATACAATTATCCATAAAATTAATAATTCTGAGCTAAGAATTGTTTCCACTGGTCGTAATATGTACTGTCTATAGTAGTCAATTCCTGATACCAAGGCAAGTACTCCACAGAATAATTAGGCTGTATAGGGGATTTTATCAACTGCATCCCAGCTTCTTTAGGCGTTCTATTTCCTTTTTTATGGTTACACGGTCTGCATGCAGTAACAATATTATTCCAATTAGTTGATAATTTTTTATCTTCTACAAATCTGCATTTCGGTATAATATGATCATATGTTAATTGAGAAGAGCACAAATGTTTTCCACAATATTGACAAGTATATTGGTCTCGAATAAATAAATTATGCCTAGAAAAATTAATCTTTCTATTATATGGATTAAAATATTTAAGTGTTTTTGCTACTGATGGAACGCGATGTTTCTTATTCCCTGATCCCTGAATATATTTATTCTCATAGTATTCTATAATTTCTATGCCATAGTTACTATTATTTTCATATCTAATAGACCAAACTATTGCTCTTTGCCAAGATATTATTCGTAATGGGCTATAGTCAGCGTTTAATAATAGACATTTACTGTTTTCTGCTTTGCTGCTCATAGTCATCAAGTCTATATAATATTTTTGATATAATTGGATTTCTTACAATATCTGATGCTTCTAATTTAGAATAACCTATACTTTCAACTCCGTTAAGAGCAGATATCATATCACTAAAACCACCTTGTAAATGTCTACTTAAATCTGACTGAGCAACGTCACCAGTTAAAACCATTTTACTAGATTGTCCTGTTCTTGTTATCAACATTTTTAATTGTTCATATGATGCATTCTGGCATTCGTCAGCAACAATAAAAGCATTATGAAAATTACGACCTCTCATAAGTCCTAATGGAACTACCTCAACCTTATTATTTAATCTTAATGATGCATAATGTGCTGAGCTTATAAAATGTCCAATTTCATCTAGTATTGGTAATAGATAAGGATGTAGTTTTTCTTCTGCTGATCCTGGGAGATATCCCATTTTTTCTCCAGCTTCTAGTATTGGTCTTGTGATAATAATCTTTTTTACTTTTTCGTCTAAAAGATATTCAATAGCCATTCCAATAGCAATGTGAGTTTTACCGCTACCAGCCAATCCCTGACAAAACGTAATAGTATTTTCTGCAATAGTCCTTATGTATTCTTTTTGATTTTCTGTTCTTGGTTTTAATCGATTTCTATAAGCAGCTCCTTTGGGTTCCAAACTATTTGTTGCATCAATAATCTTGGTTTTTTTCTTTGAGTTTTTATTTGTTTTTCTCAATGTGTGCCCTTTTCTTATATAAGGAGTATTAAAATACTACATTAATAATACACCCTTATAGGGATAATGAGTAAATTGTTTCTATAGTAAACAAGCACCACCGGCACAACTTATTTCTTCAATTCCTAAAGTATTATCTTCGTTTTCTAATAACTGTGTATAATCTACTTTCTTAAAACCATTATACAAATCACAATAAATTTTCCAATTATAAACATCTTTCATACAATAGGTTAATCTCTTTGTGTCACCATCAAAATACTTTCCAGCGAAGTTTTTCATTTTTGTAATAAAAAGTAGTTTGTCTTGAGTATCGTTTTCTTTTGCTTGATTCATACTAACATAATCACAAGCTGCCCATAAATTATTTCCAAATGCATTTAGTCCTAGTTCTATCAAACCAGAACACCATAGAGCAGCATCTCCGTACTCCTTAACTATTTCACGACTAGTATAAACAGTAGTAAATGGAGCTTGTGGATAATCTTTATCTCCACTTTGTGGTATCAAACTAATTCCAGCAAAATATTTTCTATTATCATAAATATACTTTGTAACAGCATCCCATTCATCAGGCTTGACGGTTACCGTATTACTAACATTATGACTCAGATATTCTTGTGTGCATAATGATCTGTTTTTACCGCTTTGAACCCAATTTTTTTGAGTATCTTTAACAACAGATAGCATTTCTACAGCTGGTAATTGGTTTTTTAATTTAGCTCCGTCAGGGACTTCTATAGGAAATTTTATAACTTCGTCAGTATTATTTGCTGACCACGAAGATTTCTCGCATGCTTGCGGGTTTAGTTTTTTAAAGTGCTGATATGGAGCTTCTAAAATATTAGCCTGTACATGTCGTATATATCGTTTAGCGTGATGTGGATGAATACCCGAACTGGTTCCAAGCATACTGCTGCTTGTTCCTTCTGGTTTTAAACATGTTACTCTAGCAGCTTGGTTGATGCCTATTCTTTTAGAAAGATCTTTGTTAGTTTCAACAGCAATTTTAGCACCAGCACGAAGAACCTTTTCTGAAAGAATCAGGTCGTGTTTTTCCATTGTTCCGGTCAAAGACACTCCTAGTAATGCTTCTCTTTCAAATATTCGACAGCTAGTATCTCCGAGATAATCTAGTTTAGTAAATCCTGCTTGTAAAGTTCCAATAATAGCAGCAGCCCTACATCTCTCATAAAAATCATCTTCATCTTCTATTGATGAACAATTAATAGTTGAGAGATTGCATCCTTGCCATCCGCTCTTTCCAGTTTCTTCATCCACAGGCCACATTCCAACTTCAACACAAGGATTGAATGTCATCTCTGTTGAATCGCTCCAGATAAATCCTGGTTCACCA